AACCCAATCGAAGTTCCGTTAGCAGTAACAGAATCTGCTCCTACAGGACTATCCCAAATTCCTTGTCGCGTAATCCTTAACGAACCACTTACTAATGATATTTACGGTTCTAGTGATGTTAAGGATCTTATTACTATTGCAGACAATCATAATCGAACAATTTCTGACTTACGAGACGCTCTTAAGTTTAAAATGTTCGAACAACCTGTCATTATTGACGCAAGTTCTGCTTCACTAAAAGGAATGAAGATTGCACCTAATGCTGTAGTAGACTTAAAATCTGACCCTTCTTCTAACGTTGGGGGTACAGGAGGCAAACAAGCTCAAGTTACTAACATTTCAGGCAGCTTTAACTTCCTACCTGCAACTCAGTACTATTTAGACGAAGCTAAGCGTGCGATGTATGAACTAATGGATCAACCACTTCCTGAAAAAGTTCAGTCAGCTCCGTCCGGCATTGCGATGCAGTTCCTATTTTATGACCTAATGAGCCGTTGTGACTCTAAATGGGTAGAGTGGGATTCGGCAGTACAATGGCTGGTGAATATGCTTGAGGAAGTTTTAGCAAAAGTAAATGTTACTACGGAAGAACTTCCTGAAAACATTTTAAATAGCTATACTACAGTAACTACTCTTAGCATTGAACATAAGTACCCACTTCCTAGCGACGAAGCAGCAGCTCGTCAAGTAGCTATTAGTGAAGTGCAAAACAATGTTCGAAGTCACCAATCTTACATTGAAGAGTTCAGTAAGAAGGAAAAGGCTGATAAAGAGTGGCAACGTATTTTGGAAGAGCAAGCTGACTTGGACGAGGTTTCAGGAGGAGCTTTGCCTAATTTAGTAAACGAACTTACACAGGAACCAACATTAGAGGAGGAACAAGATGGGTATCCTAAACCGAAAGAAGCAGATGAAGAAGGAACAAAATCAACTAGCGAAGGGCAAAGAGAATCCTCGCAAGTTCAAAGTGAGATGTAATGAGTGTGAACATGCTTTTGAGTTACAAGCTGAAAATGTTGTTTCTACTAAAGTAGGTCCGGAAGTTACTTGGACTTATTTCGAATGTCCAAAATGTCACCGTCGTTATACTACCTTTATTGGAGACTACTACGTTAACAAATACATCAATCAGCGTAAGCAGCTAAAACGTGAAATCCAACAAGAGTTGAACAAAGGTGATAAAATGAATGTCCATAAATATCACGAACTTATGCATAAGGACGAAAACGCAGCTACTAAAATTGCTGCTCGTTCTGTTAAGCTGAAACAGGAGTATGATATAGATGGTAAGGAAAGAGAACGACTATCTAAGTAGTTGGGAAAAAGCGGTTCACTTAACTAACGCTAAGTTAAGTTTAGAACAGGAAGAGGAAGTTCTTAAGGCTTTTCAAGCTGCCGGTGAGGATCTTATCACAAAACTTGTTAAGTCAAAAAATGGGTACCTTCCTTTGCGTATTTATAAAGACTATGCTTACGATCTTTATACAGTATTAGATCAATTAGTTAGTGAATATTCGAATAAAGCTGTTCAAAATGTAATTGATGCTCAAGTTACGCAGATGTTAAACCTTTTAGGCGAAGGTGGACAAAATACTGCTAAAGACTTTGGAACTACTTTTAGACACGCCTCTAAAGTTTACTCTAAACAGGCAGCGGAGGCAGTTGTTAAGGGAGAAATCTACAAAGATAACAAAGGACTTTCAAAACGTATATGGTCTATTAGTTCAAAAGCTTCTACTACCGTACACGAAGTTATCACTAAATCGGTTGCGTCTGGCATGTCTGCGGTAGATACTGCTAAACTACTAGAACAGTTTATCCGCCCAGAAGCTCGAAAAACTTGGGACTACGATAAGGTTAAGGAAACACTAGGTCCAGTAACGGCTAAAAAATATTCGAATTTAGAATATAATGCCTTACGACTAGCTAGGACTACAATTAGTCATTCAGCTACGGCAGGAGTAAGACAATGGTCTAAAATTAACCCTTACGCTAAAAAGATTCAGTGGCACTCCGTTCACGCCCCCGGCAGAACTTGTCAAACTTGTATTGATTTAGACGGTGAAATATTCACTGCCGAAGATTGTCCTTTTGACCACCCTAATGGTATGTGCTATCAAACAGTATGGTACGATAAGTCTTTGGAGGAAATTGCAGACGAGTTAAGGGATTGGGTTAACGGAGATTCGAATGATATGTTAGATAGTTGGTACAGTGACTTATTAGATGAAGATACTAATAGTTACCAAAATCCAAGATTTATCAAAACTGAATAATTTCCAAAAACTAGTCTACATTAAATAGGTTCAGTCGTGTTGTGACTGAATCTATTTTGTTTTATAATTATTTCAAAGGACACTTGGCACCTTAACGCCTCGAATTTTATTCAGTTTCTGCGGCACTGAACAAAAACGTAAGACTCAGCTGGAGAGCGTAAACTCGGAGGAATGTAATATGTCTTATGAACTTACGGATCTGCTTAAAGGTTTAGATGACAATACAATTGCAACCGTAACTGAAACTATTAAATCTAATTCGAAAGAACTAGACGCTAAAGTTTTCATTGACGGTGATGGAAGTCATTTTGTACCTCACGCACGATTCGACGAGGTCATCCAACAACGTGATGCGGCTAATCGTTCAGTAACCGAACAGCAGTCAAAACTTACTGAACTTGAAAAGCAAGTCCAAGAAGGTAGCGATGCGCACGCCATTATCGAAGACTTGCAAAAGCGCTTGAACACGCAATCGCAGTTGGCAAAAACTGCTGTTATTGAATCTCGTCTTCAACCACTTATTACTGACTCAATTGCTCCTTCTACTGATATTTTAGGTTTTATGGATATGGCTAAAATTACAGTCGCCGATGATGGATCTGTTGACGGTTTGGAGGATCAGCTTAAGGAACTTCGTGAACATAAGCAATACTTGTTCAAACCTGTTCCTAAAGAAGAACCTACGGACGACCATACAGATAATCCTAAAGGTACTGGCAATCCAGGCAGTCCTGACCGTATGGGTAGAGGAACTAAAACACCTAAAGAAGTTGGAGCTTTTGGTAAACAATTAGCTGCTGCTTTAGGTGGAGCTCAAACTAACGAGCAAACATCTTCATACTTTAAATAGGAGGAATTTTACATGCCAGAAGTTCGTGTAAATACTACTGATTATTCACAAACCACTCGCAGTATTTCCGCAATTCCTGACCACTATGTAGCTTTGCCAGCTGTTATCCCAGCTACCGCAGCTACTACGGTAGGGAACAAGAAATACATCCTAGCAGGTACTGCGGTTAAAAATGCAACTTCGTTGGACGGACGTTCAACTGGATTGCAAGTCGCAGGTGCGGGTGAAAAATTCGACGGCGTTATCTTTAGTGACCAAGAAGTTTATGCAGGTGAAGAAAATGTCACTGTCACTGTTCTTGTTCACGGTTTTGTTAAATACGCTGCTCTCCAAAAAGTGGGCGGAGCTGTTCCAGAATCAGCCAACCCTATGATTTTAGTTGTTAAATAAGGAGGCCTACTTTAATGAACATTTATGATTATCTAAATGCCAACGAGGTCGCTAGTTACTTGGAAGCTTTGCCTTCTAATGCAATTCCTTACATCGGTCCAGAACTTTTCCCTAACGCACAACAAACGGGAACAGACATTTCTTGGCTTAAAGGAGCTAACAATCTCCCTGTAACTATCCAACCATCTAACTACGATGCTAAAGCTAGCTTGCGTGAACGTGCTGGGTTCAAAAAACAAGCAACAGAGATGGCATTCTTCCGTGAGTCTATGCGACTTGGTGAAAAAGACCGTCAAAACTTGCAAATGTTGTTGAACCAAAGTACTTCACTTGCTCAGCCTATCATCACTCAGCTTTACGATGACACTAAGAACCTTGTAGACGGTGTAGAAGCACAAGCAGAATACATGCGTATGCAGTTGCTTCAATACGGTAAATTTACTGTTAAATCTACCAACGCAGAAGCACAATACACTTACGACTATAATATGTCTGCTGCTCAACAATACACAGCTGCTAAGAAATGGACAGATCGTACAACTTCCGACCCAATCAAAGACATTATGGCTGCTTTGGACGATATTGAAAACCGTACAGGTGTTCGTCCAACTCGTATGCTTCTTAACCGTAACACTTATAATGATCTCATTTATAGTGACTCAATTAAGAAAGCTCTTGCTTTGGGACTTGCTGGATCTTGGGAAAACCTCGTTGTTCTTCCACAACAAGCTGAACAATTTATTTCAGCTCACACAGGTCTTCAAATTGCGGTCTACACTAAGAAGATTGCTCAGTTCGCAAGTACGGACAAACTTCCAGATGTAGGTAACATTCGTCAATTTAACCTTATTGACGATGGACGTGTAGTTCTCTTGCCTCCAACTCCAGTTGGTCATACATGGTACGGAACTACTCCAGAAGCGTTTGACCTTGCAACAGGTGGAACTGATGCTACCGTTCAAGTGCTTAACGGCGGTCCTACAATCACTACTTACAAAGAAAAACACCCAGTCAACGTGGTTACTGTCGTTTCTGCAGTAATGATTCCTTCGTTTGAGGGTATTGACTATGTAGGTACCCTTAAAACTAACTAGGAGGTAGACTATGTTTTTAGCTTATAAAGCCCTTACGACTTTGATTGTAGCTGGAAAAGTTGTTCAACAAGGAACTATTTTCGAAGCTCCTGCTACACTTGGGAACGACCTTATTTCCCGAGGATTTGCTGAACCTGTAAAAGAAGCTACTGCCATTAGTGAAAAGTCTCCAAAGGAAACTCCAATTGGTGAGGAGTTGGAAGAGCCTAAGGATAACCCAGAGGTTGAGCAAATGCGTAGCGAGTACAAGAAAATGAAAGTGAATGAACTTCGTGATCTTGCTACTGCCAACGGCATTGATACTAAATCATTGTCACGTAAGGATGACCTTGTTGACGCTCTTATTCAATTTGAGTTAGGAGAATAGTATGTTAAGGGAAGCCGAGATTCAATTAGTTAAAACTAACTTAAGTGGTGGAACATCTCCAAATGAATACACGGACGAACAAATTTCGGCTCTTTTAGATCGTCACAAATCAGTAGCTTATGTAAGCTACAAACTTTGTCTATTAAATAGTCAAAATGATGTAGTTGCTTTAGGTCCTATTAAATTAAACAGTGACACAGATTATTGGAAGCGGATGTCTCAGCTTTTCTATAACGAGTATTTAGAGGAGCAACAAAATGAGCAGCTTAAATCCAGTACTGGGTCTACTATTCTAATGAAAAGGGCTGATGGTACATGACGTTAAACCGAAAATATTTTGAAAAACAAATACAACGTATCCTAAACGCAGCACCTAGTTACATTACAGTGACTAGGTATACGTTTACACCCGATGGGTACGGAGGTAGAACTAAGTCAAAAACTCCAGAAGTAGTGACTTCCTCCCTTAAGGTAATATTTGATAACAGTTCAGCTCCTAACCTTTCTATAAACGCAAGTGACGCAGGACGTGTTTTTGTTCAAAATAGTATTAAGTTATGGATCCCTTACAAAGAAGATTTAGATGTTCAAATTAGGGATATCATCCAAGTTAAAGGATCCAAACGACAGTATCAAGTTACCGAAGTGACGAACATTTTAGAGCAGAATTTGCTAATTGAAGTAATGTTGGAGGTGATGGACTAGTGGCTGAATTGCATGTAGACCCAAGTAATTTTATAGC